CATTAGCCTCCTCATCATTAGAAGACTCTTCGTTATTTGAATCATATTTAAGTTCTATATTATTTTTACCATCGTCAGTATTAGATACATCTGATTCTTTTAAACTATTACATATTGATATAGCATTATCTACTAATTCTTGGTCAAATCCTTTTGTTTTTAGTAGTTCTAATGCAATATGTTGTGTTGAGGCTCCATATTCTAATTTATATGGATATTCTATTTCATTAACATCATTTCTTACTATTGGTATTTTATAGTTTTTGAATTTTTTAGTATTTTCTAATTTTGTTAAATAAGAAAAATGTGTAGTAATCAATGCAACTGAATTCTTATAGTCAGATAATTTATTACATATCGCATATGCTCCAGATATTCCTTCTTCTGGATTTGTACTACTAAATATTTCATCCATAACTATAAAAGAAAAATCTTTTTCTCCAAGCTCTTTTAATTTGTTCAAATAATCTCGTGATCTATGCATCTCTGCTTCAAACAATGATTCTTTATTTTTACAATCTGGTATATTTAAATATGTGTTTATCAAGGACATTGGTGATATTTTAGCTTCTTTAGAAAATGATATACCCAATGTTTGCGAAAATAACAAAGACAAACTTATAGCTTTAATAAATGTAGATTTCCCACCCGCATTAGGTCCAGTCAATATTATATTATTTGGATTTTTACCGCCTATGTCAATCGAATTAGATACAATTTGTTTTGAACTATTTTTTGATAAATAAGGATGCCACAAATCCTTAAAGTTCAATATAGGTGTTACACTATTATCATATCTTGTATAACATATATTATAGTTTTTATCTTTAAAATCATTTACAAGTTTCACAATCGATAAATAACTATCTATTTCCCCAACATGTGTAAAATACAACTTGTATTTATCTATATCTATCTTTTCTATTTCTTTATAACATACTAATATTTTACCTTTATTTGATAATAATGTTGGATCAGATTTGAACAAATTGTTATTCAACTTTGTATCAATATCAGTAACATCATCGCGTTTAAATAAATCTTTAGTTATTTTTAATAATTCTGAACTTTCTGCCATAAAAGTGTGTAACTTATTAAGTTTTGAATGTAATATATTTATAATGTTGTAATTATTATTAGCCACTTTGATTGTATTCATAAAATTTTGGAAGTAAATGATTATAGATAATACTACTGAAAAATATTTAGTTAAATTAGAATTTTTACTTGATGACATAATATTAAATCCACCTAATATACTTACCTTAAATATCTCAAAATAGGCCTTCAAACTAAATTTTATCCCAGCAAAGAAATACAAATATAAATATGGTAGTACGAAAAATATTAATGGTGACACTATCCCATATAATGGTGCGAAAAATATTGTAAACATTGAATACAATGATAAAATATCTTCGTTTGAATTCAACATTGTTAGATATTTATTCGTGAAATAAACACTGTCAATTATTTTTAATTCTTCTGGATTTTTTTCTCGTAATATCCATAATACATCTTCTTCTAGCTCTTTCAAAATCAATAATTTTTCATCTATTTTTTGTATAATGTCTGGTGTAAATTTATTCAATATATTTTGTCTATTTTTTAATAGGTCTATATCTTTTGTTGGTGTTTCTAACATATTTTTTATAAAAATATTTCCAAATAATGTTTGCGTTTTATTTATAACATTAAAAATAGATTCATCTTTATTAGCATTTCCACTAAATACCTCTAAATCATCGTAAATATTAGATTCTGCTATATATTGTGTTTTATCTAACTTGGTAACACTTGATACAATTTTTTCATTTTCATCTTTTGATTTTTTAGATGATAATAATTCATCTACAGTTTTTACCTTTTCTTTTTTTGGACATGCTATATTCATCTCTTTCGGTAACATACTACAAATACTAAACATTTGATTTAATAACATTTATTAATTTTTAGAATTTAACGAATCATTGATATATAAAATATATAGTAATATTATAAATATGACCGGATGTTCAAAAAAAAACATGCGTCTTTGTAAGCAAAGTGATTCATGCGAATGGGAACCTGCTAATAAAATGGCTGGACGAAAAAGAGGAAAATGTAAATCTAAGAAAACTACACCTAATCCTAAATCTAAAGTAACAAAAGGTTCAAAACGTAAATTTGTAGTTAAAACACCGCTCCCCAAAAAAACCTCTAAAGCTGCTAAATCTATGAAAGCTAAAAACACTGGTGTTATAAATAAAATACACAGTGTATCCTATTTAACACACTTATTTAGTGAAGGATTTGTGAAACCTTTCTTTCCAGGTGTCGAAAAATCAAAACAGGTTTCAACACCATTGGCCAAAAAATTTATTTCATTTGATATAATTACAAAACAAATTGTACCTAATGATATGAAAGTCCAATATAATGATATTGGGTTTGGAACTGGAAAACAAAAAGATAAGAAACAAACATTAATGAATAATGACAGCGCAAACTGGTACAACGATCATAAGAAATTTAATGTTAATGATGTAATTACCGATAATTCTGGTGGGTATAGTGTCTCAGAATTTGATGCTTGGTTAGTTGTGGAATATAATGGTAAAAAAGGACTTGTTATGTTTCCTTGGAGTGAAGACTATGATGAAGATACTGGATTTGATGAAGGTGAAAGCATAAATAGAAAGGGACAAATGATTCATCCAATAACTGGAAAATTAGTTGTTGTAACAAAATAAAGAATAAAACTATTTAAGATTTATTTGTATAGTATAAATAATAATGTTTGAAACAAATGACAAAATATACATTGTAACAAAACAAGAAAGCGAATCAAACAAATACTATTTTACAAAATGTACTTATTTGAGCAAACAAACTATAAATGCGTCTAATTTTAGAACACATATTAAAAATGCTAATATTCATGCGAATAAAACATTATTGAATATATCATATTAATTTCTTTGTATTTTTATATTTATTTATATTTTTTTATATTATTATTATAATGTCTTGTGCTACTATTCAAAAAAAAAAAGATTGTATTCAGAAATCTGAATGTGATTGGGAATTAAGAACAGTTCCTGGTAAATCTAGACGAAAAGGGTTTTGTGTTAAACAAGATGAAGAAGAACGAAAAAAAGAAGAAAAGATAATGTCTAGCAAACGATGTGAAAGTAAACAAACTAAGAATGAATGTGCTACATACCAGACTTGGCCAATTTGTAAATGGGATTGGGATGATGATGCTAACACGCAGAGTTGTCGTCCAGAATATGGTAAAAGAAAGAAAGATGGATATGAATGGAATGAAGATGCCAATGACTATGTATATAATGATGAACTTAGAAAAAGTGAAGATGCAAAGGCCAACGAAAAATTCCGTCTTAAAATGAACAAAAAAAGAAAAAAAAAAGCACAAAGTCAATGGTTCAATGCTATTAATAGAACTAAAAAATCATTAAAGGCAAAAAAGAATTGGAAAATAACACGCGAAAAATATAAAAAATGGTCTAAAATAAAGAAACAATGGGATAAAATCAATAAATCAATTAAAGGAACACACAAGGCAAAACAGAATTGGAAAAAGGTATCATCTAAACTTAAGTTAGCACCACAATTATACAATGTTAAGTTTGATTACAATAATTTGAAACATTTTCCAGTCTTTAAAAGTATTCCAAAAGATGTTGGAACTATAAATAATGCATCTTCGCCATTAGATAATGTACTCGTAAATAAACTTATTACAGACGAAATTGCCACAATAGATGATTTTATTCTTTTGAACTCTCTTCTAGACCCATCTATATCATCCAAAGTATCCTCAAAATTATATAAGTCTATTGGTAAATCTAAAGAAAGATTTATAACCTTAATAAAAATATGTGATTTACTAATGGTTGATACAGAATCAAAATTATGGAAGTATTTAATTGAACACTATTTTAATCTAGTAAAACATAACCCAAATGTATTAAAAGTAATGTCGTATGAATTATACAATGACGGATTAGCAGAGCATATAATGGAAAATGTAATAAATGAATTAAGTCCAAAAGAAATAAAACATTTCAATTATAAATGTGATCAAGTAAGTGGAGTTGAAGAATGGAGACCTGGATGTTGGAAAGATGGTAAGTGGACATGTTGGACACGTGGTGCAGCTGCAAGACATTTGGCCGGTAATAATAGTGTTGAAGGAACAAAATATGGTCCTGACCATAATAAACACAATTATGGCTATAATCGGACTGATTTAGAATATATTAATGGAGAAGGTCACAAAAAATGTGCTAAATGGAATGTAGATGTTGCTTCTACAAGTAGTACACGATGTAAACATTGTGGTAGTAAAATCAATATAGGAACGACACGTATATTTGATATTAGTGGAGCAAGGGAATCAAACGTACACGTCCAACGCTATTGGACACATGAATCAAATTTTAAAAATCAATATTATCATATTGATTGTTTATTTAGAGAATTTTATATAAATGCGACTACTCATAATAATGTAAATAAATATGGGGATATATTAGGTTCTCCTGAAGAGAGTGATAACGATGGATATTCGGTTGGAAGTAAGCAAAAAATTGGTTGGTCATGTTCGCATAATTTGATAGAATCTCCTATAGATTATAAAGTAGTAGAATATGGTATTGATCGAAAAAGACGTAACACAACAATGATTCCAAAGACTAATGTTCCACAAAAAGATATTCAAAAAATAAATAATTTAGCAGCAAATTTGCGAAAATATAGACTTAATAAATGTAAAAACTATGATCGTGTATTTTTAGATTTACCAAATAACAAAAAAATTAGTTTAGGAAAATATAAAAAACCAGATATAAATAGTTTTAAAGAACCATTAATATTAGATACCAAAGTATATTTACAAAAATCATACAACTATAAAAGACATCGTATAGTATACAAAAACACCAAACCAGAAGACAAGCGACAAATTGAAAACTTGCTTTATGGCACACATCATAAACTACCCGATTGGATAACCAGTGATGAAACAACAAATAAAAAACTAGCAAGAGATAAAGGACTAAAATGGGATACTCATCACAAATTGTGGTATTTACCAGCTGGGACGGATTTATTACCATTTATGGCATGGTTGCCACCGAGTGTATTTGAAATTAGAACATAGACACTCATATTAATAAAACTAATATTAATTCATTTAAAGTTTAAGTGATATATTTCAATACATGTATTTCCCTATTTTATTATTTATATCGTTTATTTCTAACAGTTATGGAAAAATGTATACGAGTTGTAATGACCATAGTAATACACTAAATTGTATAAAAAATCCTTTATGTCGTTGGTGTAATATATCTAATAGTACCTCAAATATTACTGGCGCGTGTAATCCAAATACACAATGTTTTTACAATAATAGTAATTGTATTAGCAATAATGAATTTAAGTATGTATGTAATGTATTTAATGTATTTTTGATAATGTCTTTGTTATTTATAGTTGTATCATGTAATTTATACATTTCATACAATACAAAAAAAATATTAGACAAATATTTCGATAATTATAAAGATATTAATGATGATGGCATACTCATTAACCATACATACAAATATAGAGAAAAAACACTCATAATTACCATTATTAATGTATTATTATTTGTACCACCACTACTATTTTGGATTATTGATAGTGTGGCATTCTTCTATTATTTTATTTGTGTAATGTCATTAGTAAGTATGATGTATTGTAGTTTTCTTACAAAAAATAGTTACAGAAAAAATCCATACACCCAATTAAATTAATTACCTAAAATTTAACTTCCGTTAAATCACTTATATCAATCATTGGCTCACCTAATTCCACATTACCACCACTTAAATCAGTTGATTCCATACCAGAACTAGTTGTAGCCATTGAATCTAAATTAACGGATTCCATACCACCAACCATTGAATCTAAATTAACAGATTCCATACCAGAACTAGTTGTAGCCATTGAATCTAAATTTACTGATTCTATACCACCACCGATTGAATCTAACGAAGTACCAACATCAAATAATGGTGTATCTGTAAAATTATTAGAACTCAAAGAGTCTGTATTCCCCCCACTTAATGGCAATGTGTCTAATAAATTATCACTAACATTGCTGATTTCACTAAAATTCAAATCACCACCTCCCTTCATATCTGTATCTATTTTTATATGTTTAATATCACTGTCATTACTACCACCATTCATACTATCTGGTTTGGTTTTTGAAACTTCTCCAGTATCTTTATTTGACCAATATGTTTTTCCATTAAATGTTCGTTCTTCCCATTGTGATTGAGTATTATTATTATTATTATTTTCAGCTATTGTTGGTGTAAAAGAAATATTGGATGGACCACCATATTCTTCAGGAACTGGTTCTGGTACTGGAAAATTATACTCATTAGTATTATTATTTTCAGGTGGACTATAATCTAATGAATTGTTATTATTTGATTGTAATTCTGTTTCATATGGAGATTTATAATCCATTGTTGGAGGTACAAATGGTATCGATGGAATATTATTTGGATTAGATGGAGTCCATGTTGGACTTTGAACCACATATTCGTCTTCTCCTGTCTCTTTTTTTGTCTTTGCAACTAACATAACTTTTGCAGTTTCTAAATCCATACCAGTAGATAATAATGTCTGTAATAATGGATCATTTTCAGTTAATTCATCGCCATTATCTTGTAATTGTATTGGTTGAACGGGTTCTTCATCATCTAAAAGACCTTTGGTAAAATCGGCATCACCATATCTCGGACTCAAATCTAATTTTTCAACTACATTTGCGTCAATATCTGTTGTATATAATGTAATTATAATTCTATTACTATCTAATAATACACCATTGTAATCATTCATTGCTTTTGTAGCATGGATTGGTTTTGTAAATATTATAATAGCAGAATTAGTATCCTTATTTAATTTTACATCAAATACATTTGATTTAGTATCAAACAAACTGATAAGAGATTTAACATCGATTGATTTATCTAAATTTGAAACTAATATTTTATTTTCAGTCATTGTTGTAATAAACTTCGCTATATTTTTTTTAGATTTTGGAAGCTGTTTCCTTTTTCCTATATCTTTAGTTGTTAATGTATGTCTAACATCAATATCGGATAATTTGAATTTATCCGATTTTACAACATCTAATTTTTTATAGTTACTTTCTTTATCAATTATAAGTCTCATTGATATCCCCATTGCATTACATTCTTGAATCATAAGATTTGTATTGTATGGAATATTGACCTTAACTATATCACAACTACTATTATTATTTGATATATTTTCGTCATCATCAAACAATAATGGTCCATCGGTTGATGGACATATATACCTATTTTTAGTTTCATTCACAATAGAGGTTAAACCACTATTAGAACTAATATGTGTAGAATATTTATCAGAACGTTCCATCATACTTTCTTTAAGAAATTGAACTGCTCCATGAGATATAATGGCATCACGTTCCATTTCACCAATTCTTAATCCACCCCCAACAGATCTTCCAGAGGGTGGTTGTTTTGTTTTTAATGAAATAGCACCAGTTGCTCTAGAATTTATTTTATCTTTAACCATATGTTTCAATCTTTGATAATATGTTGGTCCTATGAAAATATTTGTTGCCATTTGTTTGCCATTAAATCCACTATACAATATTTCATCACCATGGCTGCTAAAATTATTTTTTTCCAACAAATTGTATATTTCGTTATTATCTATATTTGTAAATGGAGTAGCGTCTGCATACATTCCCATTAATGAACATGACTTCCCCATTACACATTCTAATAACTGTCCAATAGTCATTCTACTTGGAATTGCGTGTGGATTAATAATAATATCTGGAACAATACCATCTTTAGTAAATGGCATATCTTCTTGAGGTAATATCATACCAATAACACCTTTTTGACCATGTCTGCTAGCAAATTTATCCCCTAATGAAGGATTTCGGTAAGTACATATTCTAACTCTACCAATTTTTTGTTTATCTGAATTGTAATAATCACTAAAAACCTTATCGACAACACCATATCCATCCATTTTAACAGCAACACTAGAATCTCTCATAGATACATATGAACCATTAACAACTTGGGTATATTTACTTATTAACACATCGTTATCATTTACATATACCCCCTCTTTAACCATACCACTTTTATCAACATTATTGTAATTATAATTATTATTTTTAATTACATCTTCTTCATCATATGGATTATAAAATAACTCTTCTGATGAACTTCTAGTATCAATTTCCTCTTTTGAATCATATGTTTTAAAATAAGAAGACGCAAACAATCCACGTTCCATTGAACTTTTATTTATTATAATAGAATCTTCTTGATTGTATCCAGAATATGATGCAATTGCAACAATTGCATTTATACCAGTTGGCAATTTATCTATAAATCCATATTTACCTAATCGTGTTTTTACCAATGGCTGTTGTGGATAATGTAATAAATGGGTAGAAACATCAAACCTATTTCTAAAATTACTTGTATATACACCAACACTTTGTTTCGATTGTCCAGTACCATAAACATTTCTTGGTGCTTGACTAGTATTAACATATGGGATAGTAAATCCAATAATACCCATAATTAATGATGGATGTATTTCACAATGGGAAAATGATTTTGTCTTTTCTTTATCATAATCATTACATAACATAACTTGTGTCATTTCATCCGTATCGATAAATTCTATTACGGATTGTGTTTTACTTAATGATGAAATAATATTTTCATAATCTAAAAAGTTTATATCTTTTGGAGGATAATATACACAATCATAATAATCTGTTTTCTTTTTAGAAAACCCCCCCACTAAATTATACCAATCAATATTTGTTTTCATTTTAGTAATATGGGTTTCATTGATCAACAATTCATTATTTTCCATTATATATAATGGCCTACAACACCTACCACCATCTGTTAATATACTTAATTCTAAATTCCGATAATCAAAGACAATAGATGTAAATATATTTATATAACTATTTCTCCTAAATAATTTTAATATTGTTAACAATTCTATTGGTTTTTTATGAATACCTATCCAATTACCATTTACAAACACTTTACAATTACTAGAAATTAATGTGGGTTTAATATTTGTTAATTCTATAACACCCAATTGTAATAGTAATTTTATAATAGATGTCGCATCGCATCCAAATGTAATATGTCCTGTAATGGTTAAATGTTTCTTTATACCAATATTACCACCATCAGGGGTTTCTACAGGACATATAATTCCATATTGTGTTGGGTGTAATTTTCGTTGTCCTATCATAATCATGTCTCCATAAGTATTTATTCTTCGTAAATGTGATAACGTTCCTAAATTAGATAATCTATTTAATGATTGTATTAATCCCTTTTTATTTAATATTGTACCAATTTTAAAAGCTTTACTAAAGCTATTTGTAATTACATTTTGATTAAATATTTTTTTTATATTATCGTCATTTATTATATTTTGATAATTTTCATCTTCATATTGACTTCTATTAAATCTATATTCTGAATCAATTGCAATTTTAGTATCACGCTGAAATTGCTTAAAGTTTTCTCTAAATAAATTTGCTAGCAAAAATCCAGATAAATCAACGCGTTTATATTCAAAACTATCTCTATCAGTTGGTTCATCTATTTTATACAATACATTTAATAATTTATGAACTACATATCCTAAATAATATGCTTTATCTTTATATTTATCACCAACATGAGGAAATACATCATTAACAATAACATCTTTCAAATGTGCCATTGATCCACCAATAGTAATATTTGCTAAATATTTTAATGCTATATCTTGAGTATAAACTGGTCCAACATCTTCAATAGATTCTCTTAAAACTTCCATGAATAATTTAGATTTTTCATCTTCTAAATCATATACGATATATTCTAATATTTCTTTATCACTTTCAATACCTAATGCTCTAAACAACAAAAATAATGGTATTTGTTTTTTTAAACTTGGAAGACGTACAGTAATAACATTTGAATTTTTATTAATATTAACGACAGTTGTTCTAGCATATTTAAAAGTATCATTTGGTACAGATTTTATCTGGGCAGAATAACTATACAAGCCATCTATAGATTTTACTATATACAACTTATTTTCAGCTTTTCGTTCATGTGATACTATAACCTTTTCTTGACCATCCACAACAAAATATCCACCTTGTTCATATGGACATTCTCCCATATTTTTTCTTAAATCAAATGTTGTATTGTATAACATACACAATTTAGAATGTAACATAATCGGTATTTTTCCTAGATTAATTTTTTTATATTCTTTTGATAATTTTTTAGTTTCACCACCTACCCTAATAATATACTCAATATCTATATCACAAAATAAATGTGACGCATATGTCAAGTTTCGTAATCTTGCCTCGTTTGGATATAAGGCCTTTTTTGTCGATGAACTACCATCTTCTTTATATACAATAGGTTTACCTATATAAATATTTGTACCATCTTTACCACCATAATAAATGTGTGTTTCATACTCATAAATATTGGATTGATTTAATCCATTATATAAAATTTGCGGATTATATTGATTTATAGTTTGTGGTATTTTATTCAAAACAAAATCATTAAATGAATCTAAATGATGCTTTGTTAAATAATTTTTGTGTACTTTGAAATAATTATCAATAACTTTCCATGTATCATTATTATAGTCCATATAGTATTAATAAATATAATTTTAATCTATTTTGAAACTTCTATAAAATATAACACAAATGATAAAAATATTACAAACATACCAACATAAAACATCCTTCCATCCTTTACCAATATCAATACTATATTATTAAAATAATACAGTATGTTATCGTAAAACTTATTTCCTGAATTTTTACAATCAATTGTACACCGATAACTATATAATTGTAAAAAATCATTTATTATTTCTATAAATACTTCGACAAATCTATTTTTCATCATATTTAAATTTAATGTTTCTAAAAAATTATTAGATTGTTTATCTTCCTTTTTTTCAAATACTTTATATTCCTTTTTATCCCCAACACTAGCAGTTGATTTTACATATTTATCATTTAATTTGTGTTCAAAAATATTTTTATCTTCTTCAGTGATTTCATTAATCTTATTCACTATCTTATCTTTAACATTATACATCTTAAAAAATGGATTGTAATCCCAGAAATTCTCATTTAAATTTATATTTCTTAGAATAGAATAATCTAATTCAAAATCATCTTCTTCATTATTAATTCGCGTATCATCTAATATTTTATAATAATCAAACAAAACTAATAAACTATTTAAATCCTTCGATATTTTTTTATTACTATCAGTATAATTATATAACCTTTCTTTTAAAGGTATTTCTTTATTTTTATTATTTAATAAACTATCTAACTTTAGTAATTCTAATAATCTATAATATTTATTATTTATTTTCATTACATTAAGATATACCAATAATCCATTATATTCATAACCATATTTACCATTATTTATAAGTATTTTATTATTTTTATCTAAATCGCACAATTTATATATTTTGTGAACATTTATTAATTCTACAACCTTATCCTTTGAAAATGTATAAACCATTATCAATTCAGCAAAAGCATATAATTTTGTATAATTTATATTATCTATATCAACATATTTCACTAACCCATCCGAACCAATACATGTAATTTTTTCTAAAAAATTATTATATTTATCATTATTTAATTTATTCAAAATAGCATCCCCAAACTGATATATATTTACAATATTGAAATAAATGATAATATCTTCTATGTTATAAATATTATTTTCTAAATATTGTGGTTCAAGTAATGAATTAAAAATAAACATTAATTCTTTATAATCATCGGTTTGTATTATCAAATCTCTATCTATTAAATAATCATAAAATTTATCCCCACTATTAGATTTTATTTTACTAATGGTACCAATACTACTGCTAGGACCACTGCTACTACTACTAGGTCCAATACTAATACTATTACCAATACTACGATTAGTTCCACCATTACTAGTACTTTGTGATTGAAATTTTTCAATTGAATTATAATAAACAATACTAAATACATATAGTATTATTAATCCAATTAACATTTCCTTTTTCTTTTTAAGATACATACATATTCCTACATACAAAAATATAGATGGTAATAATAATTTCTTATTTAACGAATTTAAATAAAGTAATAATAAAAAAAATAAATATATTAATTTATCCATTAATATAATAATATAATATTATGTCTTTCAAATAAACAAATTTATATAATATCAATTAAATCTACATGTCCTAACATAATTCTTCGGCAGCAATATTTATGTAATTCTAATTTATCTAAAACAATACATTCAGGTGTTTTTTTCATTGGTTTAGAAATATTAATAACACTATCTTCATGAGATTGATTCATTTTTTTTAATTCAGCTTGATAAAATAACCATTTATCTGCTAAAACGGTTCCACAAGTAAAACAACTAATTGGAATTATCATTATATTAATAATAAATATTATTTTAATAAATCAATTTTACCTTAAATGATTTAAATAAATGATGTACTAATTTATTTATAATGTTTAAAAAATTTATGTCTCATTCTATTATTAATTTCTTTAATACCTTATTTTATGATAATAAATCTAATTCTATAATCGACCCATTTACTTGTCTAATACGACTTGCCGTATTAGAATTCAAACCAGAACACACTAAACTCAGTATTAAAAATAATAAAATATCTTACAATGATCCACATATGTTCCAAGGTACCATACGATGGACAAATGGTGATAATCGTGAAGATATTCACAATATATACAATCCAATAATTAAAGCATTACAATGGTATGATTTAGAAAATGATGATATCAAAAATATATTCAAATATGCGGTAAAAGGATTAGAAAAACTGAAAGAATCATATGATGAAAATTCAACTATTACACATTCAATAGAATACTATATATCATATATCAAAACTAATTTGAAACAAAAAAAAAATAATTATAAAGAAACAAATACTATTTTTATTCAATTTAAAGAATTATGGAATGACCGTGAAATAAATATAATTAATAATATGTTATTAGAATTAAATGAAAATGATGGTTCAAAAGATTCTTTAATAGATGCTATAGAAGTCATATTGAATAATAAAGAAAGTATTGTGGCAGATATTTTATTACAAAATACAACTAAATTAGAATAATGGTTTTAAGGACAATTATTGATATGGTATTAAAAACTCAATAATTTTAGTATGTGATGAATACTCATCAAAATATTCTAAACACCATTCATATGCTGTTTTATTTTCAATATCTGTAATATTTACAATGTCTGGATTTCGCTCAATTAATAATTTACAGATTTCTATATCATCATTGACTGCTGCGTAATGTAATGGGGTTTCACCATCTCTATCTTTAGCCATAAATAATTGTGTATCGCATGTTTTCAAAAATTCTAAATCTTTATTTTCAACAGCCAAATGGGCTTTATTCGCACCACTAATAAGGTCATCAATGGTATTCATATTAATTTGATAATTAAAATAATTATATAATTAAATCAATTTTATTTTTGTATTATAATAATAGATGTCTATGAATATTTTCAATATTTCTAAAGAAATACAAAAAATAAACACATCATTAGATATTTTAAAAAAACAAACTGAAATTAATAATAATGCGAATATTAATTTAACACATATCACAAATGATATTAAAAATAATATGAATGATATGAATTCTAAAATAGAACAACTGTATGATTTTAATGTTAATTCTAAAATAAAATATGATGATGTTAACTATAATGAAATAAAGGATTTTTTAATATCTATAAATGTAGAATCTGATATTATTAATAAAGTATTATTTATGAATTTTAATTCACTTAATGAATTTATTTTAACAGATAATGATATATTTGAAAATTTAGATATTCCAACAAATACAATAACATATATTAAAAATAAAATACAAGATAAAATTTATGTTTCAAATATAGATATTTAATTTAATGTTAATTTATTATTAATGGTCAAATACATTAATATTAAAGCTATTATCAATACAATCAAAAACAAAACTGTTTCTAAATGAAATCTTTGAAATTTAGAATACATACTATTTCAATACAAAAAAAATATATACAAATTATATAAATGTCTTCAGTTGTTGAACAAATATTAGAAAACCAAGATTCAGTTGATTTTATTGAAGCTTTAGCAATAACATTCAAAGATATAACTGCCGAAAAAATTGTAGAATTATTACCTAAATTGATAGCATATGTCCAAAAATATAAGAAATTAACTGGTGACCAGAAAAAAGCATTAATTATCAAATTTTTAAATATAATTATAGATAAAACAGATGGACCAGGTGATGATGAAATATTTGACCCAATATTAAAACGATTGGTACCTGTACTAATTGATACTTTTATAAAAATAGATAATAAAGAATTATCATTCAAAAAACCTAAATGTTTAGGTAAATGTTTATCATGTTGCTTATAATATATCCCAAGTATTTTCATCTAAATTTTTCGGCTGTTGTATTATTAATTTATTTTTTGACTCATTTTTAATTTCATTCTCTTCTGAAGTAGAAAATAATACTAAACATTCTTTATTAAACCAATCAAATAATCGTGTAATACACATATAATAGATTAAACAAAAAAAAATAAATGTATATATTAAATGGGAGGAACAATATCTAAGAAGGAGAAACCCACATGTGGGTCAAGAGCGATAGCGGCTTCATCTAATACAGCAACAGTAACTTTAAAACAAATTATATGGGGTGGGGGTGCTAATGGGGATGACCCAACATCTACGACTTGTAATATAGATTATGGAATATGTCGTTCTATTCAATCAGTTTTACAGATATTACATAGAGATTCATATTTATTTATTCCCGCCGAATTGGTCGCGACAGATGACAATGACACAGATGATAGTGGGACGGAAACGGAACCCGATCTTTTTGAAAAATATTTAAAAATTAAATTTTTAGAAACAGATAAAACAGGTTATACCGAAGAAATAATGTCGGGCCGAACGGTGCCATATTTGGATAAAATAAAATCAAATTTTGAATGGTTAGAAACAGATGAAGAAGAAAAGAAAAACACGGATAAAGAAAAAAATATAAAAAATTTTTATTATGCAAATAAAGATAAGTACGAAGAACAGGAGGGAAAGATTATTCTTCCATCATATTTAATTGATACTCTTATATTAGAAAAACTTAAAGATACAATATTACATCTTTCAATTTATTATATAGACAAGTTGTACGAAAGTAACAAAAAAATAGAAAAGGGTGGTTGGGTGAACAAAAACAAAATGGTACCTAACGACTGTTATAATACTATAATTTTAACAAAAGAAGGGGCTGGTATAAGTAGAACAAACATTTGTAATCCGGAACCTTCATCTACAAATAATGATGTAGATGGGGAACCTGATGACCCAGAAAAATTTCCACATACTCATGAACTATGTAGCGGAACGCAAGATATTGGAATAAAACTTGAAAACAATGAAAAACTTCATTATGATTACAACCGATTTACTACCGAAGGTCAAAATTTAATGGGCCCAAATGGAAATACTATAGCTAAAATATTTCCACAAGATAATCATTGGTCGAGGATAAAAACGTATGAGAATGTAAAAAAAATTTCGAATGAATTGAATAACGAGGCACTAGCTAATGCTTTTAATAAAATATTAAAGGTTGAAGATAATACTCCTTATTTACCTAACATTACTCTACTAAAAGATGATTCATATAAAACAGATTATGATGCTATTAATGGTAATAAAAATGAATTCTACTTTATTAAAAACACAATTGTAAACTGGATAAATAATGACCCAGATATGAAAAAATTATACAGACTTAATGATTGGGTAAATGCAATTCAAGATGGTGTATATGAAGGGAAATTTGATGAAAAAGACTTTAATAGAGATTTAGACTATAGATGTAAAACACATTTATTTGGATCAAAACATATTGTATCTGAAGACACGTTGGAGAAGAGTCCCGATAATAAGTGGACAGATGAATGGTCCCAACTAATCAAAAAAAATTTACAATCTGATATGGAAGTGACTAATGGATGGTGGGAATCAGGGAGTGAATGGAATAATAAATGTAGAAATGAAATAAAATTAGATTCAGAATGGATGACCGAGATTGGAAAAAAAATAGAGACTGAAAATCCTACTCCTACAATACCTTCTTCTTGGTGGGATACAAATGCTGATAATGATGAAGACGAGTGGAAAAGTAGTAAGATTATGAATTCATGTAAAAATACTGTTGACACAATAGATGGAGATGAAAGTCCTTGGAAGAGGGGGGGTGATGGGAATTCATGGAGCGATATAGCAAAAACAAAATTAGAAAAATATGAACTAAAAGATACCGATGATTGGTGGAAAAAAAGGAAAACTGGAGAAAGTCCATGGATAACAAAATGTAGGGATGAATTAGATTTGGAGCCTGAAAATGTAGATTCAAACTGGTACTCAACAGCAAAAGAAATAATTGAACAAAATTTGTCAAGAGGCAATATAGCAGATGAAGACGACGACAATTGGTGGAAAGGAACGACGGCGTTAAATGAAAGATGTATGAAAAAAGGAGAATGGAATAAAGAGTGGTCAAATAAAGCACATACTAAATTAATGGAAGATAAAGATAACAATTATAGTTGGACTGAAACACAAAATAAATCATTTTTTGAAAAAAAATTTGATGCTGAATACTTAAAAATTCCATCTATAAATAAAAAAATTCAAAAATTGCTCGAAGAAGACATTACCGATGGAAAAGGAATTACTGATGATTGGTGGAAAAATAAGAAGGAATACGAATCAACCGAAAAAAAAGCAAATCCATGGCAATCTAAATGTAGAGACAGTTTATTATACTCCGCAAGAAATGGTAATCAACCAAATTATGGAAAAGATATATGGTCAAAGGATAATATAAGCGAAATATGGGGGAAAACATTCCATAGTGGTGCTGATATTGATAAATTGAAAACAGAAATAAAAACATCTGTAGAATTAAACAAACTATATAATGATTATGATATCAAAAATAAGACAATATTAGGAGATATTGATAAAAAAAAAATAAATCAATCAGATACTATTAAAACAGAAACACAAAATAAAGATAAATTACTCCATTTTATACATTCAACCAAAAATAAAATTAACAGTAATACTGGCTACAAAAATGCTATGATTGGAATACTAATTATAGTAATTATTGTAACACTAATATTTGGTGGGTTGCTCCTTAAAAAATACAATTTAATTAATCTGAAAAAATAAACTTTATTCATCTAAAATAGATTGATTATCATGTTCATTTTCTTTAAAAGCTAATCCCATCCACATATTTGTAGAATTTGTTGATTTTTTACCATATTTTCTAATAAGATTTTCTCTAAGTTCTTTTCTTGTAGGACATTTTGAATTTTGTCCATAAGCTTGTTTATGCCAATCCCCATACACAAAGTAGATGTCATCCAATTTGATGCCATTACTATCAGAATTATCTACCTCAATTAATCTTTCATTGATAAATCCAACAAACATGTCACTTTCAACCTGATAATCTTCTGTATTACGTTTAACATCCGATGGTTCTTTGATACCATTTTTCTTAAATTTTTTATAGTATTCAATCAATAAGTACATAAATGCTTCTGGCCATAGTTTAAGTTTTTCCTCTAATGTATCATCAATTTTGAATTCATATGGTTCATTTGGGTCTGGTTCATCAACAAATTTAGAAATAAATTCAACAACACTAATACGTCGCCAAGTACCCCTATCATTTGCTGATACCTTAGGTAAATCATTACAAGTTAAGACCATTTTAAATTGTGGTTTAAATTCAACTGGATCTTTATGTAACCCACGAGCAATAATAGTATCATTACCAGTCAATTCTTTCATCAAACCTACATTGATTTCTTCATATTTATCTGGTTCTTGAAGACACGCGAACCTTTTACCCTTTGTTCTAACTAATGCTGGGGTAGCACCTTCAGCTCGTCCACGCGATTCAGTTAATAATTTTACTGGGAGTTTACAACAATAATCTCCAAAACAATACTCAAACAATTCAATCAATTTACTTTTACCATTACCACCACATCCAGTCCAAATATGGAATTTTTCATTAATATTTTTACCTGACAAGAAACTACCCAATAATGTAAATACATATTCTCTAACAGCCTTTTTAGGCAACACTTGTGACATAAATTCTTTAACATTTACAATATCTTCTTCATCATCATCAAACCCTATATAATTAATCCGAGTGGAATAACTAAGATAATCTTCTGGAAGTCCATCTCTGAATTTCAATTCAGCCAAATCATAAATACCATTTTCAAACCCAATCAAATTCAAATTCTTATCCAATTTATTCTCAAATTTAGGATCATGAAATAATTCATTACACTCTTGAACAACCATCTTTTTAAATCCAGTATTTTTCAATTTTTTTATAATACCAGTAATCAGTTTTTGACTAGATTCATTTACTGTATCTTGTGCTGGTGTCAAATTTGATTGTTCATTAAGATATGCTCTATAATTTTTATAACATTGTACTACTTCTGATGATAATCTTTTTCTTAATTCAATTGCATCATCAAGTTCTACCCATCTATGATCTTTAAATTGAAACCAAGTATTTTTTTTAGAACATGCCGATACAAACTCATTTTTGTATAAAAGATAAACAACATTAGCACAATCCGCTGGTTCTAATGATAATGAATTTTCTATACATTTTCTAAGATTCAAATTAGTTAATTTATTATATTTTGCTGGATTATCTTCATTCGCCCACAAATACAATGTTCCAATACCAAGTCCTTCATTATCCATAGTACTCCATTCTTTTTCACATTCACCATCTACAAATTTATCTGAACGCTTGCTTAATGTTATCCAATCTTCTAACAATCTATAATCAATATTATGTAAACACCAACCTAATCGTATCCACAAATAATAACAATCAGCGCGATTATCATCCAAAATTGATACAATCTTTTTAATAAATACAAGTTCTTCGTCATCTACAAAATTCTTTTTTGCGGGTGATTTCCGTTTTTTATTTATAATTTTCTTCTTCTTTTTTACTTGTTGTGTTTTTGGAATATCTGAAAAATCTGAATCCAAATTTTCATAATACATATTATTATTAATAACGTGTTCTTCTTTTATATGTCTTATGCTTAATGTTTTCAATATATCCTTGTTACTAAGATTATTATGTACCTCTTTCATTTCGGTATCTTTATTCTTATATATTTTTGTCAAAACATATGCTTCATGATTTGGCTTACAACTACCATACATTTGCCAATTATTCCTTTCGATAACAGCTATATCAAATACATCATCTATTGTATTTGAAGTATTTATAGAATTAAACAATGCTATCACATTCTCATTTTCAATAGTATTGTATCGCATCATATATTGTATTTTTGGTTCTGTAATAATATATGGAAATACAATATGCAATCCATCTTTAAAAACACCCTTTTGCTTTGAATTTTGAAAATTAGGCGATTTTTTTTCTAATACAAATGCCACCAATTTATCATCACTTATAGATGGTAATACCTTTTTAATTTCGTCAACATACAATTCTAAAAATGCCACTATAAATTCATTGTTATATTGTCTAGATGTATATTTTATGTCATGTCGTAAATCTAAATCAATCAATAATGGAGATAATTCTTTATGACGTTCAGTTAAATGAACGACTCCATTCCCATCAAACACATCTTTATTATACAAATTATGAAACAATGATAATTCAGCATCTTCAATACAATATGAACCTGGATAACTGTTTGGAGGATGCCCTAAAGCCGTATGTGTAAAATTTTTTTCTGGAATTGTTTTGTGTTTTCTCAAGAAATCTTTCAAACTGTGATATTTTTTTTGATCGGGCATTTATAATAGACAATAATTTTTTTTAAATAATTTTTGAAAATTACATTATTCAATTTTTGAAATAATCACTTTTATTACCTTATTTGTTATTTTAAAAAAATATATAGTTATATTTTATTATCTAATATTAGTTTATTTAAAATTGATTTAAACAATAATTTATATTTTTAAATAAATGTCGTTTACTTTTTTAGCTCAAAAAAGAATAGCAAAAGATATCAAAAATTATATTAATAGTGATATTAATAAAGTTGGAATTTATTGCCATATAGATGAATCAAACATTCAAGATATTAAAGCATTAATTATTGGTCCTAAAAATACCCCATATGAAAATGGATTTTATTTTTT